TTGACTGGGCCAGTTAATCTGGTGCTAGGAACTTCAACCCTTTCTAAAAATGATCAAGTCTCTTGTTCTTGGTGCAGCCGCTACGGCAGTTGCATTGGCACCAGCGTCTGCCCTCGCTGGACCTTACCTGAACCCAGAATTTAACGGCACAACTGTTGGCGACGATTACCTAGGTGGTGCGTTGAATCTTGACGTTGGTTATGAAGGCGGTGAAGGCGCTTTTTCCTGGTTCATCCAGGGAGGCCCTGCGATTTTAATGCCAAACGGTTTTGAAAACGAAGTTGAGTTCGCTGGCAAGTTTGGGGGCTCTGTAGCCGTTGCTGATAACTTTTCCCTTTACGGAGAACTCAGCGGCGTAACTGGCGACGACTTCAGCTGGGGATCAAAGCTCGGGCTGAAATACTCGTTCTAAGCTAGTCTCCAATAGGGAGACACACTGCCCCTTTCCTGTCCTCACACCAGGGAAGGGGATTTTCTTTGCAAATCTGATCGTGCAAAAGCTATTCAACGTAATGTCTGTCGCATCATTCACGATGTCAGCGGGCATATTGATTGGAACGGTGACGCTCTACACCCGCATTCCATCAATCACAAAGCACTATATGAGTGAGCTAAAGCTAGAGCTGACTCAGTTGGTGACTGACATGATTCCTGGTCAGATTGATGACGTGATGCCTGAACTGCCATCAGCCACAGGCCCAGCAATCCCTGGCGGTATCAAGTCGCCATTCTGATTGAGTGCCTGAAATAAACGACATTGGTGTCAATGATGTAGGCGTGCCAGAGGTTCGCACTTGGTTAAATAACCCACCATCAGTGCCTAATGCTCCGCCGGTAACGCTTGAAATCGGCGTGCCAGTTATTGATTTGCCTGCTTTTAATCCTTTGGACTTTGAACCAGAGGTTCAGCCGCCAAAGATTACACCGCCAAAACCCAAGCAACCAAAGCCACCGTCAACACCAGAGGTAAAACTTCCAAGGGTCCAGCTTGAAGAGAAAGAACCGGTTGAAGTTGAAGAGGTGAAGCCCTTGATTCAACAGGTCGTCGAAGCAATACCAACAATCCCTCAAGCAACGACAGTGGCTGTGTCGTCTGTGATTGGTGTGGCAGCCGCGTTGGCGACACCATTTTTGCTGAAGTTGATCAAGCCAATCGTCAAAAAGGTAATGGTCAAGATTCAAAAAGCCTTAGGCCGCAAGGTCAAGGTTGAATCGGTTTGGCAGCGGAGGAGGCTGCAGCGGGCACTACGGAAATAGGATGTGTATGGGGCGTTGGATAGTTAATGACCACATCAGCGCAGACTTTTGCAAAAGGTGATTTAGGTGCAAAGCGAATCCCTTTAAGCATCAACTCGCCGCAATGCTTTAGGCGTGAAACCTCAAAGTCAAGCCTTCTGTTGGCTAGCGCCTGTTCTTGCAATTTAAGCTGCGTATCTACTGCGGCTTTACAACGTTCTTGCAATCCACCATCAAGTGGGATTGTCGCTTGTATTGATATGCCAGCGTTCCAGTTGTGATTATCCTTTTGCCCTGTTCTTGTATTTTTAAAAAACAGCACGTCGCCCGGATTGTCTAATCTGCCGTCTTCGTCTAAGTCGCTGATGTCATAAACAGGGTCCATATAAAAAGGTTCATACGGTAGGCCGAATGACTTGGTGCGGTTGGCGTAAGGCGTAATCGTTAATGTTGGCCCTTGGCATTGGATGTTGCCGCCGTAACTGTTAGTTATTGCCGAGCCTTGCAAAATCTGCACAGCCTGGTTACTCACCGACCCAGATGATGTGGCAGTTGGAGATGCAGTTGCAGAAATGCCACCAATACCCTCAGCTTGGACTGGGGCGCAAAGGATTATTCCGAGAAGGTAGAGACTGTATCTGTAATGCTTGTAATTTCGGTGAGGCGTTGAATGGTCGTTTTTGTTTGAAGCCCTGGCCCATGCAGAGTCTGAACGAATTGAAACGGCTCTCCTTGATTGACGATTGACCAATTTGGCCCTTGTCCTAAAGAAGTCCATCCGTTAATCGTGGTGTTGGCAATAGGGTTGATAGGGCCATCAGGTTTGATGTTGTTGCCACTCGTGCTGTATTCATAGCCAGTGGCAAAGTCTTCACTGACGATCGTTTCAGTAACTTTGCTGGTGGTTTCTGTGTGGGAAGTAAGGCTTCCTTGCTTAAACGACGGCACGATTGGTACGGCGTTTGCCGCTGGAGCAAAAGCAAGCAACAGCAAAATCCAACGCATCAGTGTGCAGTGATAGAGAGAATCACTTGTCCTGTTGCACTGGTGCCAGCACTACCAGGAGTTAACTCAAGAACTCCAGCGCCTGTAATTGTTCCGGCTAAATCACCAGCGACCCCGCCCGCTTGCGTCAATGTGCTGCCAAGGGACGGCAAATTAGGTACAACGCCGTCTGTCACTGTGGTGGCGTCTTGGGTCGCATCTCCTTCGATATACGCTTCTGAATAACTAAAGCTAGCCCCATCATCAGTAAGGCTGTAAGCGGCAGGAGTGTAACCAACAGAGGAACCGGCAGTGAGGCTGCCAAGACCACCAACAGTGTCCAAAGTGATGCCAGAGCCAGAAACGCTGTAGTTTGAGCCAATTCTCGTTGCTTGGGATGCTGCTCCATCAACAGTCAGTTGAATTGATGATTGAATTTTGTGCGTAATGTCTGCCGAAGCAGGACTTACCGCAAAAAATGTTAGGCACGATACAAAAAGGAAACGTCTCATTTTGGCTTGGACGTAGTGGTTTCTTGCTTGATTGTAGGGTCTTCTTTTTTCTTGCCACCGCCATTAGTTTTTCGCTCAATACCGAACGAAGCCATAGATCCTGTAAGTAGCGAAGCTACGAAGGTGTTGTCCATTTTCATTTGAGGGAAAAATCCCAAATAAGAAACGGTGAGCAGCGTGGCGCTCCACAGCAAAACCATGCACTTAACAAAGTCAGCAATGGAGACCCCTTCCTTTTCGTTTTCTTCGTTGACTGAATCTGCCATGATGAGTTCAAGCTAGAGGTCGAATGGTGGTTGAAATCTGGGCTGCTGTGGCTGGGGCAAGCGTAGGGGCGGGTGCCCTAGCTATTAAGAGTGCAAACCGGGAAAGCTTGCATGGTCGTGATACGTTAGTGCGCCTCACAAGTGCTGTAGACAATTTAAGCTCTCAAGTCGATCTTTTCCGTAGAGAGCAGGCCGCCGTCTCCACAGAAGTGTTTGCCAGGCTTAGCGACGCCGAAAGGGCGATTGCTCGTCTTGAAGGCATACAAGACAGGAACTAGACTTTCGGCACACACAGGTCTCCGATGCTTCTATTAATCCGCCCGATCCTGTTTCGTTTCCTGCAATCAAACGGCGTCAAAAAACTCGTGGTTGATCTTTTGACCGCATACTGCAAAACCACTGACAATACCGTTGACGACAAGGTGGTGGATTTTGTCAAAGTAAACCTATTCCCAGAGACTCGCGTTGAGAAGTAAATGTGGCTGTGGGTTGTAGTTGTGGCTTTATCGCTCCTCCCTTTCTTCCACTGGTTCCGTGGCACTCCTCACCAACTTGCCGCTGTTAAAGAGCTTGAAGACTCCTTGCCTCAAGAGCTACTTGAGGAAGATGCCGCCTGGGTTGATGCGTGGAAAGCATCAGGCATTGATCAACAGGTCTACATCCCTTATTTTAGCCAGCTCGACAACGGCAGAGAGGGTTACCGCGAATGTTTCTCAAGTGCAGCCGCAATGGTTGCAGCGCATTTTTCGCGCGTCAAGACAGATGATGAGTACAACAAAATCCGTGACAAGTTCGGGGATTCGACCTCTGTTGAGGCACAAATAAAAACGCTTGAGAGTTTGGGGTTGAACGCTGAGTTTCGGACTGATGGTGACGAAGAAATGATCGAGATGGAAATTGAAATGGGCAGAGTGGTTCTGGCAGGGATTATGCACCGGGGCGACCTGCTACGCGGCGAGTCACCAATGTGTAGTGGGAATGGGTGCGGTCATTGGGTTGTTGTGACGGGCTACACAGGAAAACACAGCAGTGATCCTGGCTGGGTGGTTAATGATCCAAAAGGGAAAATTGACCTGGTTAGTGGAGGACATTCAAGTGCTGCAGGCGAGCGAGTAGAGGTAAGGCAATCAGAGTTCAGGCCACGTTGGCAGGTCGAAGGTCCTGGCACGGGCTGGGTAATTTTGGTGGACGACCTGTGAATTGGTCGTATGTAACAGCCTTTTTCCAAACCGTAGTGATTTCGTGTATGCACCCGTTGAACTGGGAAGCTTGTCTCCCGATTCAGGACTGGTTATTTCCTGCTGTGCATGATTACATACGGTTGGAGGAACCTTATGCTTCCGAAAAACGAGCCCTTGAACAGTTTCGACTGGATGGTGGTCAAGCCGAGCCTTGAAGAAGAGCTAACCCTTGAGCGATCGATAAGATCCATCGAAGACTGTGACAATGTTGATGTTTTGTCTCAGCTATGTGTTGCCATGGCCCGTCAGCAATGGCACCAAGGCAAGCTCTTAAAGCAAGCTATAGGCCAAATTTCTCTGTTGGAGGCTGTGCTTTCTGGCGGAGAGCAGAAGCCCTGAGGGCTTGTTCTAACACCGTGAGCTTTGGGTTGGATTCGTGCAGCGTGTCCAACGCTCGCTTTCTTGCTTTCTGTATGTTTTCGTCTGGTCTAGTGGTCCAATTCGGATTTGCAGCCATGGCTTAATTATTCAGATTTGGTCTCATCGCAGTTATAGAGACGTGTCAAATAGTTGTAAAGCCATTCTGCTTGCCATTGTTGAGAGTGGAAGCGGACTATGCCAGCCGCCTCAATACGCCAAATAAGCTCTCCGTTTTTTTCGACCTGCTCAATGGTTGGCTTCATCTCAAAAGAATAGGCACGGTGGTTAGCCGCGCCCATTGAATCAATCAGAAATCAACGCTGTTGTTGCTCTGGATTT